TATATTGAACCATCTGGTGCAATCGCAACTGAACCGCACCATTCTCCAGGCGATGCCGTTAGTGACCAACTATCATTTAAACTAGATTTTGACCACAATTGATGATCCGTCCCAACACCAACAATTGTCCCATCTTGACCCATTGCAATATCTAACACACAACACGAATTTTGTATGGGTCCACTCCAATTATCTAAATAATGTTGTTTTGTATATATCTTGTTATCTGAACCTATTCCTAACAACCCTTTTCCATCATTCGTTTTACAAACAGCTACACATCTGTCACTGTTATCATTTATTAAATCCCATTGAGAATCTATATTGTCTTTACTATACAATTTTCCATCTGTTCCAACTCCTATAATAATATAAGGATTGACAGTAACCGCCGCGGTGGGTTCTTGCTCCGCTGTTTTTAATAAATTAAAATAATCATCTTGAGATTTATTATAATCATCCAAGATTTTTGTATATTGATTAATTAAATCATTCATATATATATATTTGATTTTATATATTACATTAAATGCTAAATACATTAATCCAGCATTGCCGCCGAGTTAAACCAGCGAAGATTTAAACCCTTGAAGAATTAATGAAGAGAGAAACTATTTAATAAAAGACATTCAGGAATTCAAACTTATTATTATTATGTTGCATACATTAATCCAGCATTTCCACCAACAAAAGTGACAACATTAATTCTCTCTTCAAACAGCACCATATTGAAATTGTAATCATAAATTCTCCATGTCGGTTTATTAATGCCAATAATATTTCCGGTTTCAGGATTACAAATGCTGAGTGTTTGAGCGTTTGGATCCAAGGCAGGTGTGATTGTCGTGAATTCAAATTCTACTAAATTAAAACGATTTGTGTTTAAAGCTCCACTGGGTTGCAAATCAAATGGGTCTGTCGTTAAACAAAAATTATAACAATACAATCCATCCGGTGCGTTTGACATAGTTCTAACATATTTCTCAATGTAATTAAACACTCCCACAGGCAGCGAGTTCTCTCTATATTGTCCATCTAAAAGTATACCTAATGTAAGTAATATTTCTTGTATGTTGTCAATTGTATAAACAGGGGTAATCATTAAACCAGTAGGCGTGCCAGGTGTGCCAATGTTTATTCCAGGCCCAATCGTTAGTGAAGAACATCCATCGTATTGTTGTACTGGAAACATGCCATCAACAGGAGCAGGAACGACATTAAATGGAACATATCCATATGGATAATTTGTATAATTAGACCATTGATTTCGCAAATTTGCGTCGCTTCGTTGGAAATAAAACATCCAACTTGTAACTAAACCCAACGAATCTAGTTGTATTTTATTTGATCCAGTAACATTATAGAAAATAGTTTGTCTCACTTGTTTAAACATATATTTTTGTTCATTTAAAGCAAACAACCTGGCTTCGTCATTAGAGAGAAAACAATATGTGCAGTTCAAATAAATATCAGAATTCCATAAAGTTCGTGTGTCTACATATGAATTTACTCCAAGGCATATGTCAGGAGGAGGTTGAAGAAACCGATAAAATTGCATATAATATAAATTAAAATTCGGAGCAACTCTCGGATATTGATTAAGTGGGTCCATTACATCACGAATAGTGAATAACTCATAAATGGGTCGTAATGTAATGGTTATATGCAATTCATTGTATTGTAACGCGACTAATGGGAATGCCATTTGTGTTTTTAAATTAAACCATGCATTTAATGGAATATACAATGTTCTTCCGCGAATAGATGGTTCCGGACCAGGAACACTTGGACTATAATATGCGTTTGGATATTTATTTACACGCCCACTCGCATTGGCAGGGTCTGTTAGTTCAACCACATTTCCAATCATTCTATCAAACAATTCTTTTTTAGCACCACTAAAATCGCGTTGAACCATCGATAATAAATATGCACCGGAGAATTCCTGTAATGTTTGATTACCACATGTAATCGTGACATTTTTAATCATTTGTGCACCGATGTTTTTTATCCATTGAAATTCATATGGAACCCAATCAGGATTTTCATTTGGTGAATTTTGTTGAGGTGGAAAAATGGGGCTCCAAATAGAAGGCAACTCAAACGAAACATAACAATCCATTAATAAATCAGCATATCTAGGTATTTTAAATGCAAAGGTGGATTCTTCAGTCAATCTCAATGTTCTAGAGCCATCAAAATCTACACGAAATTTCTGTAATCCGAAATTGGTATATTTTGCATAGGTTGTTTTAAAAAATGTTTTACTAGGATTGCCATTTAATATAACGTTTTGCTGACCTTGACTTACTAAATTTAAAAGACCTCCACCCATTAATATATAAGTATTTTTATATTTTTTAAATACTTCTTATATATAATAAATATGGACAAAAACACTCCACAAGTAATTATTTTTGTTATTAGTCTAGTTGTTATAATTTCAGGAATATTTTATTATTTTTATATTACTGGTTTAAGAAGCAGAGAATGTACATTTATGAATAACATTTATGGCACAGTGAATACAAAAATTAAACCATTGAACGCATCCTCCAAACAATGCCAATTTAATTTGCAGGATTATTACATTAAAACCGCTTATAATTGCTGTAGTGGTGGAAGTTATAAAAATGATTATGTTGACACGTGTAATTTAATTAATGTATTAAAACAAGGCTGTCGAGGACTTGATTTCGAAATATATTCGATTGATGACAATCCGGTTGTGTCTACTTCTATTTTAGACAATAATTATGTAAAAGAAACATATAATTATCTAGAATTTTCAGAAGTAATGAATGTTTTAACAAATTATGCTTTTTCGGCTAGCACTGCACCAAATTATACAGATCCATTAATTATTCATTTAAGAATAAAAAGTAACAATTCAAAGATGATTGCAAATTTTGCGGACTTGTTTAAACAATATTCTGCATTTATGCTTGGAGAAAATTATAGTTATGAAAATCATGGGAAAAACATTGGATCTGTTCCATTGCTTACATTTATGACAAAAAACAATATTATTCTTATTGTTGACAGAGATAATAAAATATTTTTAGAAAATGAACAATTTATGGAATATGTAAACATGACAAGCAATTCTATTTTTATGAGAGCATTGCGTTATTATGATATTAAATATGCACCGGATTTTATTGAATTGCAAGAATATAATAAACAAAACTTGTCAATTGGAATGCCGGACAATGAAATAAATCCAGTGAACCCAAATGGAATTGTTGTGAGAGAAAGTGGTTGCCAAATGATTGCCATGCGATATCAATATGTAGATAATTATTTAGAAGAAAACATTGGCTTTTTTGATAAAGTCGGATTTGCATTTGCTTTAAAACCAGAGAGATTAAGATATATTCCTGTTGAATTGCCTGACCCAACGCCGCAACGACCGGAATTGTCTTATGCGTCACGAGACATTTCTAGTGATTATTTTAGTTTCAGTATTTAACCCCTTGAAGAATTATTCTTAGGGTCAGTGACCGGTGAAAAAAGATGTTACTATATATTATGAAAGACAAAGCATGTGATAAATCAATGAGTTTCAGTGATTGTGAATTGGCTATATTGCGTATGCAAGTTGATGAAGCCGAAGCTAAAATAGCCAAACGAATGATTAAAACAGACGAAACACAAGAAATGATTTCTATTGTGGAAAATTTCATTAAAAAAAAGACATTGGTCTGTTATGGCGGCATTTCTATTAATGCGTTATTGCCGGAACAAGACAAAATATATAATGAAGACATTGATTTGCCTGATTACGACTTTTTCTCTCCAAATGCGTTGAACGATGCGAAAGAATTAGCCGATTTATATTTTGAAAAAGGATATACAGAGGTTGAAGCAAAAGCAGGACAACACCATGGCACATTTAAAGTTTTTGTCAATTTTCAAGGAGTTGCAGACATTACATTAGTTCCTTCCAAATTATACAACATTATCAAAAAAAAGGCAATCAGAGTCAATGGAATTTTATATACAGACCCCAATTTTTTAAGAATGTCAATGTATTTAGAATTATCTAGACCAGCAGGAGATACAAGCCGTTGGGAAAAAGTTCTGAAGCGACTGATTTTGTTAAATAAACATTATCCTTTGACAGATTTACAGTGTGGTACAATTGATTTTCAACGAAAAATGGAGTATGAAAATGAAAATAAAGCAGATGAAATTTATGAGACAGTTAAAAACGCATTTATAAATCAAGGAGTTGTTTTTTTTGGAGGTTTTGCCATTTCACAGTATTCTCAATATATGCCTGCACATTTGAAAAAAAGGTTTGAAAAAATTGCCGATTTTGATGTTCTCTCAAATGATCCTTTGATTACTGCCGAAATAACCATTGAACGATTGAAAGACATAGGCATAGATAATGCGAAAATAATAAAACGACCTAACATTGGCGAAATCATTCCTTTACATTATGAAATAAAAGTAGGCAAGGATACGGTTGCCTTTATTTACGAGCCAATTGGTTGTCATAGTTATAATATATTAATTCAACAATCTCAAAAAATAAAAATAGCAACCATTGATACCATGTTGAGTTTTTATTTGGCATTTTTATATGCTGGAGAACCATATTATGACATTGACCGTATTTTATGCATGTCAAAATTTTTGTTTGATGTTCAGCAAAAAAATCGTTTAAGTCAAAAAGGATTGTTAAAGCGATTTAGTATTATTTGTTATGGACATCAGGAAAGCGTAGAAGAAATGAAATCGCTAAAGGCGAAAAAAATTGTAGAATTGAAAAATAAAAAGGGGACACCAGAATACGATGAATGGTTTTTAAAATACAATCCTGCTGAGGCACACGCACGTGCACCTAGTAATGCACCAACACATGCACCTGGTAATGCACCAACACATGCACAAAGATACAAACATTACTCAAAAACAAGGAAACATATGAATTCAATGAAAAAAACAAAAAAACAATACAAGAAACGAAAAACAAATAAAAAATATTGGCAAGTTTATTAGTTAAGTTAGACCGAATTTACTTTCGGTTATAAGGAATGTGTATGTATACCGAAGCATAACATAACACGAGTAATAGAATAAATTTAATAACTCCTATCATATTTTCTTGAAATTTGTATAAATCAGGCGAAACAATCTGATTGTAATCACTATTATTTATAAAAACTATTTGTTTACAAATAATACATTTATTATTTTCAAGTTCATGCCACTGACGCAAACAACTTACATGAACTATACAATCACATTCGCATTGTTTTATATAGTTAAAAATAGATGACATTTTATAAGATTTTTTACCCTCGTCACTTTCACATTCCAAACA